CGAAAGCCGGTCGAATCACATCATCGGGAATCGATGCCATCAACTCCATTTTTGCAATCGACTTTTCAACAGCCGAAATCTGAGCATCAGTCGCATCCACAGTATTGCGCAACGCCAACGCCAACAAACCTTGCGACTTAGCATCTACAGCCGCCGCTTTACCAGCCCTGTTGAGCTGATTGACTAGAGCGCCAATACCAACCGTGAGGCCAACAGCGCCCAGCGTTTTCTTCATAGTCGAGCCGAGAGAACCCATACTCTTTTGAGCCTCTTTAAAGCCTTTATCGTCAAAGATTGCCTTTAACGGTATGTACAGTCCACCAGCAGCCATCAGAAGCCTCTCATGTTGAATCGGCGCATCGCATCTTTCAGCACGCGATCAGTTTGTGCAGTCAATTTAGGCAAACTAGCCTCAGCAGCCCGGTAAACAATACGCGAGGGTCTGTTGCCAATCTCGCGGTTTAGGCTCGCAATAAAAGTTTCACCCTTTTTGATGTTGGCGTTACGGCGGCGCGTAGTCGGGCTGGCATTATCGTTACGGCGACCCTTACCAATGTTTGCGCCCGAGCGCCCAGCCATGTCCATGATGATTACCGCTGGCGACCAAACTTTAACACGCAAAAGCGTAGTTGTAAGCGACCGGCCACCCATCGAAGTTTTAAACTGAGTTGTGACCTTGTTAGCGGCAACGCCGTTATTCCAACCCAAACGGCCACGATCCGAGAGAAAACCCGACAACGGCTCAATCGTATTGATTGCCGACCTTATGTCGCTCTCGAGCGGCTTACCAATGTCTTTTATATCGCGCAGAAACTCGCGCCTAAAATTAGGGCCAGCCTCTTTCATTCGGCGCTGGAGCTCGCGCACATCCAAAACACTTACATCGTTAGCGCCAACATTCACGCCACCCCTATTGCTTAGGCGGCCAGTAAATTTGGCGATAGTAAGTGTGATTGGCTCAGGCATAAGACAATTCTACCGCCGGCGTTACCAAACCGTTATGAAACGCAGTCGCCAAAACTAGACAACCGCCACGCAAAACGGCATACTTTTACTACCAGGCAACCGCCGGTAGAAAGATAGGGAATCATGAACGAATACCAGTTACGCAAACTAGCCCACAAACTAGCAACCAACGATCAAGAATTTGCCACATACTTTGAGCTGATTGCTCGAATTAGCAAATGGTCGGATGCGCGCCTAATGGCTGCAATCAAGAAAGTTGCATAATCATGGGCATGATGAAGTACATCGAAACCACGCTAGGCCAGCCACACATCTACAACTATGGCGAATCGCAGGGTTTCTTTCTATACAACCCGGTCAAACCATTCAAAGATGATCATGGCTTAGTAGTCGCACAAACCATCTACCTCGAAGATGATGGCGACCTAACAATAAACAACTACTACTCGCGCGCATGGGCCTATTGGAATTTCATCGATGGCACACACTTTGAACTCACAGAGGCCGATGAGCTGATGCGCCTCGAGGCCAGCATGATGCCCGATGGCTTAGTAGACGGCAAAATAGGTGAGGCTGAGCGCGTACTCATGTGGCTCGATCATGGGCTGATACCACTCAAATCAGAATTCTGGCAACGCCTAGTAGTCGCGCTGGCATACAACGCCATCACCGACTCAGAGTTTCTAACCGACCTAGCCGCAAACACCTGGTACGGTGTCGAGGCGGTCCAAGAGATGTTAGATAAAGCTGCCGGCGAGGTACTGAAACACCCCAACTTCAACCTCGCAGGTTTCGAGCAACTAACCCCCTAAGTTGCCGAAAATGAGAAAGCCCTAGATCAAATGTCTAGGGCTTTCTTCATGCCTGGCTATTACGCGCAAGCAAAACTCGCTGCATAGTGAAAAGCATTCGCGGCGACTCATTCATAAGCACACTAGGTGCAATGCCTAACTCGACCGCCAGTTGAGCAATAGTCCAATGCGCAGACTCATCGCCCAACGGTACTATTTTGGGTCGGCCTCACTTGCAGTAACCAACTGAACCGTATCAACGAAATCATCAAACGGCTTATCAGTCAGTTTCTGGCGGTGCAACGCGGCCCATGCTAGAAACACAATGTAAGTCAGTTTCTGCTCTTTCTCAAGAGCCGAGATACTGATAGAAAACTTTTCCTCGAACTTCAGCATGTCTGGCATCTGAACCGAAAGCGGATCAACTACCCGACCATCCAAAAACTCAACGCGTAGATTTAGTTTCATTATGTCTTTCTTTGTTTAGTTGTGGCAAAAACCTTATTAGGCAGTTGCGCGAGTTACAGTACCCGAAGTCGGGAAAGTAACCGAGAGAGTCGCTGCATCACCGACTGAGCTCGCAAATGGCTGGTACTGCGAGATCAAGATTGGTACGGTGTAGCTCGGGTTAGTAGCCGAAACTGCAGTACCGGTTGGCTTGATAACAACAGTACCGATGGTGTTGATTAGCGGCCAAAGAGTCGCATCAACAGAACCGGCAGCGAAGTCCTGGAAAAAGTTAAGCTGCAATGAGCCTGATCTCAATCCACCAACCATAGTTTTCCAACCGCCACCAAAGGTAGTAGTTTCTACTTCATCGCTCTGAATGGTGAGGTTTACAGACTGAAGCGCATCGCTCAAGTTTGTGCCATTCAGCGTAACTGAGTAATCAGTAGCAACAAATTTAGGCATTTGATTTCCTTTACTAATCAGCCTGTACGGTTAGATCAAATTCTGCCGCCAGGTAAGTGTTATCGCCAATACTCAAACTGCCGTAGTTGCGCATCTGAGTAACAACACAGTCAAACGCTTTCCCACCCAATGTGCGATCGCTTTCAACTGCACTTCTAATACTACTAGAGCCGGTGCTAGAGCAGAAAGCATCCAACGCATTCTGCCCTGAGCGCGCATCAGCTCGGCCCACAACCAAAGTCACAACGAAGTTGTAAGTAGTCATGCCGTTACGCATCGCCATGTGATAAGTCATCGATGACGGTGCGACAATCGCAAACGGCGGATTCACATTCTCGGGAATCGTTGCACCGGTGCGCAGACCTGAGATAGTTGCCAGGTTAGCGGCGATGCCAGCGCGTAGATCACTAATGAGAGCCATTATGCGAGAAACCTAGCCAGGCGATACGGCTCAACCAGTTGCTGAACATCTGGATCGAGTCGAGTGCCAACGCGAATGTAACCCAAGTCGGGTGCGCTCAAAACACCTAGCGGCGAATCTAGGCGCTTGAAGATACGGCTCGCCTGAATAACGGTCGCTTGCTTTACCGCAGTCGGTGCAGCAACCCAACCCCAAGTGCCTGTTACCTTTACGCTGGCCTCGCCAATGTTTGTGCCAAACACATAATCGCCAACAGCCCTGATGCGAGTAGCCGGCCACCCAGTCAAACCATCGGCGCGCCCATTCAACGGCTCAAGCTGGTAATCCGTTGCAGTCCTAGTCTGGTCAAACACGCCATCGAGATCGGCAGACACCTCGAGAGAGGTCAGCGAAATCAAGTCATCAATCTCGCAAATAATGCGATCTTCAGGTGTGAAGTATCGAACAGCCGTACCATTCGGGTAAAAGTTGCGACCAGCGAAACCATCAACCAGGCGCGAAGCCGACTCAATAGCGGTTTCTAGCAAAATATCATCGAGCGAATCCGAGATTCTTAGCGCGGCTTTCACTTCTGAAAGTGAGGCGTAACCATTTGTAATAGCCAAAATGACTCCTAAAGTATTGCTTTTATTTTACCGCTTAGATAGTCGATGCTTGATGGCGGTAGTCGAGATGCCATCGGTATAAGGGATGTAAATCAAACCAATGCCGCGCTCATCCAACCAATCCTGATCGAAACCCATCTGGTAGTAGTAATCACGCCTAGCCCAGTCGCTACCGATAATGATGTAGTCGGGTTTCACTTGCTCGATGGCAATGCGCGAATCAGCGCCACCAGCGTTAGGCACAACCTGGCTAACCCATCTGCAACCCAACAGCACATCGCGGCGCTCAGCGTAACTCATGACCGGTGTGGCGCTCTTATACTCCACAATGAACTCATCTGTATTTAGGGCCACAACAACCTCACCCAACTGAGCTGCGCGCTTGAGAAACGCCACATGCCCGGCATGAAATAGGTCGAAAGTGCCGCCTGTATAAATCAATCCCATTTGTTTGCTCTCCTAGTTTGTAAAGTCCACGCATTTGCCTCTATACGGCCCTGTGAGGCGTTTTGGCGGTGCAAATTGCCGTTATTGCTATAAGACACCGAGTTGGCATTTTGATAGCCGCTATTGAGCGTAGAACTGTTGTTATGACCCATTTTTATGGCCATGCTTTTCTTAGGCACGCCAGCCAAATCAACCCTGCGCTCAAGATCATCATCATCGAAATACAGCGGATAAAAATTCTCATCATAAAGCCCGACCCTATCCACCATGCCCTCACCGAAAACCACGCCCGACCATCGAGGCACAATGTCCAAAAAATTCAGCGCCTCAGTATCCACCTGCTCGGGGATGAGCTGCATCTGGCCAGGCTCAAACCAAGCATCATCATTGACCAAAACCCAGTACGGCGCGTACGGTGTCGCTTTCACAATCAGATTCCAAGCGCCAACCAAACCCAAACCAAACGGCACTTCAATATGCCAAAGATTCTGCACCAGGTCCGGTTTCTTAGGTTGCCAGGCTTTAGTGCCTGAATTGTTTACAACCACTAGATGCTCAATCGGGTAATCGATGCTGGCCAGCAACCTCTCAGCCAAATCAAAACGCTTGAGAGTGCAAA